AGGGGCTTGTGTTGCGGAAGCCACGACGTTCTCCGTGGGAGCAGTCAAACTCACAGACTCGACCCCTGCTTGATGCAAGGCAGCGTACAAGCCCGACAAGCTTACCGTGGCTCCCACTTTGTGTTGAGCATCCACATAAGCCACTAAAGCCTCTTGAGCCGTTTCTAAAACAATCGCCATGTCTGGTCCCGTAAATAACGTAAGCTCTGCCGTCACGCTATAGTTTAAAATTGAAGCCGAAACAACTTCGACGGTATCCGTAAACGGACGCACACTTTCGGCGTTCAAGGCATTTTCCACCGCCGTCAATAAAGGTGTGCCTGCGGTTCCTGACCCTGTACGAGAAAGCACCGATACCTGCACCGTGCCTGCCGTCGGTTGTGTAATACCCACATCTTTCACATCCGCATCAGCACTTAGGGCATGGAAGCGATAGGCTCCCACGCTTCCAGCGGTGCTAAATCCTTCTAAAGACAACTGAATCCGCTCTCTAAAATTATCGTCACTTTCCAACACCGCCTCAACAGGAGGAAAGGCTAACGGATCCGCAGGGATTAAAACAAAGCGTTCAACGCCGTAAAAGGCTCCCAACTGATCCAAGTTTGAGCCAATGGCATAGGCGAGCATGCACTGCTTCGCCGATTCATTGATGCGGTTTCTTAGCAATAACTCACGATACGCCATCGTTTCCAAAACCAAATAAGCAGGATCGCTCGGCAAAATACCTGTGAACAAATCAGGATTAAGGGCTTGTAAGTACACCAAGGACTCGTTTAAAATTGTCGTAAAGTCTAAAGGCTCCACCACGGTGGGGGCTGGCAATTGGCTTAAATCAATGGCGGTAAACTCACTCATTAGCGTACTTGCACCCCTTGAATGTTAATCGGTTGACCGTTGGCTAAGATCTCGGCGGACACATCGATCGTCGCCTTGCCTGTTTCATCAGACTTAACAGACACCTGCTTGACGCTAATGCGTGGTTCCCATAAAGCGAGGGCATCCGCCGATGCCGCAATCATCTTGAGTTTGGTGGACGCATTCATAGGGGCATCCGTAAGCTGAAAGAGCTGGGAGCCATACGCACGGTTCATCACCCGAGATCCTAACGGCGTGGTGAGAATATGCCCCACACTTTGGCGGATGTGGTCGGGGATATTTAAGCTGGTGCCGACGTGCCGATTCATACCCATTGGGGAGCCTCCAAAGCTTTTACCTCTTCAGCTTAGCAAGTCTCCCTCCTTGTTTCTTGGGCAACGATACGCAAAAAAATCCCCGATGCTCATGCGTCGGGGGATGATGATAGGGATTTCATCGGACGTTAAATTAAGACTAAGACATGGGAGGCGTGGCTCCTGCCCCACCGTGGTTGTGGCTGTTGTACTGGCTACGCATTGTTGCCATCGTGCCTGTGGCATCGGCGACGGTGCTTCCTACAATAGCCCCACTTACTGTTAAATTGCCTTGAATTGAAATACTTCCTTGCCACGTCGTCAATGGGCAGGTCACCGCAAGGGAACCTGTCGAATCCACCGTAAGGGCTTTGGTGCTTGTGTTGTACATGAGCTTTGTGCCGTCGCCAAAATCGATGTAGTGCTGATTGGCGGTTCCGCCCGAAGCCCCCACAACACCGCCTAAGGCAAAGGCATGTTCCCAATTGTGATCAGGCACGATTAAAACGCAGTGTGTGCCGATGCTTGGCACGCTCCACACCTTCACCGCTCCCCATGCAGGAGACACCCATGGAATCCAATCCGTGACCAATTCGCCGTCGTCGACTTTCACTCGAGCAGTCGTGGCATCAATGGCGACCACTTCGCCTGCTGTCGTGCTTTGGGCTTGCTGGCGTTGCGTTTCCGCAAGGGCATACTGATTAAACATTAAAGAATCACCTCCGTGCTAGGGTTGGCTCCGTTGACGGTAACGTAAGCAGAAATATGCTCAAACTCCACCGTAAGCGGATCTTCCCAAATGTTTATCCCTGCCAAGGCTTCCGTGTGGGCTTCAATGAGCATGACCGCATACTTTCGGTTTTTATCGTCCATCATAAAGTCGGTGGTGATGTCGTCGATTTTAAAGTGCTTAATGGGTTGATCAAACTGATTCAAGTGAATCGCTTGAGCCACCTTTAATGCCAAGCCTCGTGCCTTGAGCTGGGCGTTGCCTTCATCAATCAAGACGACTCGAAATTCAAAGTCCAACTGCACACGCAATTGCTCGCCACCGCCTTGTTCCGCTACAGGGTTCATGCGGTTACATTCAATCGTCAGCAAGGGAAAGTCTTGTCCATGCCACGTTTCAAAGTCTATAAAGGTATAATCCGCCTTAATGGTTTTTAAGGCAGGCACAGCCGTTGCCAACGCTTCGGCAATCGCCGTGTGCAAGTCCTGTAAATTAACGGCAGGAATATCCATTTAAATCGCTCCTAATCGGTGTAAGTGATGCTCGTAACGGCTTACAAAGTAAGCAATCATCTGTTCTAAAACGCCATCCATTAAAGATTCTGATTCCGTCACAGGCATATCTTGCTTGACTTTAATAATCGGCAATCGACTATTGCCTAGTCGCATGTAGACGCTTTTTTTAGGACTGTTCTTTTTGAAAAACGCCCCTTCATACTGAACTTTGTTTGCCTTGATACCTCGTGCGGTTTGGGTTGGCTTTAAATAAGCCAAATCCACAGGGTTTAAGCCCAAGAAAACCGAGCCTTTGCCTTCAGACGCTTGAATACGTTGCAACAACCGCTTTTTCAACACAGAAGCAGGCACTAGCCCCTTGAGTTCTTTTTGTACTAAGCTTCGCCCTCTACGAGTGGCATCACTCAAGGCAAAACGCTTGGCTTTTTCTGCTTCACTCCCTAGGCTTTTAATCCATTGATCAAGGGGGGCTTTATTAAATTTGGCACTTATTGCCATTCAAAGACCTCCTCTTCTTCCGTATTGGAACCTGTCGCAATATCGTTGACGTGATTAAGCGTCAAGCCAAACCGAACGAGACCAAACTCGTCATGCAAGGCATGGGTAATGCGGTAATTCGTCTCATGGATCGTGACAATATCATCACGCTTGAGACCTTGCGACTCACTCATCTGCATAATCGCCACAGCCTCCGCTTCCTCTAAAGTCAAAATACCTAAACGCACCAACATTTCAGGCGACTGTAAAATACAAAGGGCTTCATGCGGTTCGCCGTCTTTCACCCAAGCAATAGATTGAGCAAACTCATCGCCGTCAAAGAGTTCATTTAAATCGGGTAAGGGTAACATCTTAATCTCCTTCACAGTTTAATTGGGTGGTTAACCCTTGGGTTAAATCGAAATTATGGGTGACTCGTATAATCTGCCACGTCACCCCTGCAATCGGCGGTGTCGTGCCTGTAATCGTGACTTTGTGCAAGGCAAAGATAGATGTATCGCCTAAGGGGAGTTTCAGGCTCAAGCGTCGGCTTGATTTCTGTGTCTGATTCAAGTGAGCTGATGCCGCCTGTTGGGCTTGGCTCAAACTGGGGAAGACGGTTTTTAAGCGTCGCACAGGCTCCCCCGAACCAACAATAATACTTTCGGCTTTCTTTTGCGTGCGTGAACGGTAACGTGCCACGCATGAACCGCCTTCGCCACGTCCGCCGTCGCTGTACTGTAGACTGCTGACTTCTTTTGCATTAAAGCGATGAAGGGGCAGGTTTTGACCTGTAGGCGTAATCAATGAGCCAAGGGCTTGAAAAATGAGGGAGCCGCCATTAATTTTAAACGTGGCATGATTCGTGCGTGCCAAGCGTTGCACCAAGTGCAGATCGCTTTCTTGCCTTTGATAAAAAGCCGTCATGGGAATACCTGCCAAGGAAGGACTAATCGACGCATTCAAGCCATTCCGCTTAGCGATGCTTTGAAGCACAACGCCTAGCGTCCCTGCTTGCCACGCTTGCGTTCGTTGGCTCTGCATTTGCTTATAGCTGGCATTTGTATTGAGGGGAGTCCCCTTGCATCGCAAGACAACCAAGCGACTGTCTTCGTCGATTTCTCGTTCATCCACCACATACCGCCCGACTTTAATCAAGCCCGACTCAAGAAAGCCGATGCTAGCTTCAAGAATCGCCCCACGATGCGGAATGACTAAAGTCGGCTGACGCACCAAAACCAATTCCAAGGCATCCGACTCGTCTTTCGCATCATCGGTGACGGAAAGTTCCACAAAAAGAGGCTTTAGTTTTTCAGTGACATCTTCACCATTGACGACGAGTTTAAAGGCAGGGGTTCGCATTACCATAAGACAATCGCCTCCCCTTCATTACTGGGAGCCTTCCAGTCAGGCAGGGTAATCTTCATCCCTTGCGTCAATTCAGCAGGGGCATTGGCAATCAAGGGATTCGCTTCAAGCACGGTTAAAACGGCATCCGTACTGCCGTAATGCTGAAAGCAAATCAAGTCGATCGTGTCGCCGTCGTGCGACGTGTAAAGTACCGTCATTATTTACCCTCCACTCGGCTTAATTCAAGCCTTACTTTGGTTTTGAGCAATTGACCCGAAAGCGTGTATTGATCGCCCGACTCGCCGATGCTTTGAATCACCCAATTACCGTGGTTCTTACCCATGCCGTCATAGAGGGGGGCAGGCTTGCCCGAAGCAGCCAAGGCATCTAGCTTAGCCAAATCCACGCCGTTGTCATTTTCACGACCCAACTCCGACCGCAAGCCCTTGGCAAACAATACGGCATCAACGGCATAGGTTTCTAAGCCACGCCCCATGTACTGGTGAACGACACCTGCTCCTAGCGTGTCTTGGCTGGTGTATCGGTACGTTTTACTGCGGCTCATGGATTCAAGGGCAAGGGTGCTGATTGTAAACTGCACGTCGCCCAGTTGCATCATAATGTCTTGACTCATGCGAAAAATCCCCTTTCATACCTTAAGTATAAAAGGGGACTGTCTTTATTTCTTGGGCATAAATCGTAAGGATTTAGAACTTGGGGGTGAGTCCAAACTTCTCAATCGTCATGCGTTCAATGAGTTCACCGACGCTAACGCCTGCTTCTTTCGCTTGGAGCTTCAAGGTCGCTTTGACATCCGCAAATAAACGAGTCGTCAAGTTTTGACGACCTAAGGCAGGTCGCCCCACCTTTTGGTTCATGTAGTGATTGCCTTGTTCAAAGGCTTCCCATTGAGACGCAAGCATTACGCCAAAAATCTGTATGGCTTCTTCTTTCGTGTCGCCACAGCCAATATGCACATCCCACAAATCGCTTTCAGCGACAAAGCATTCGCCTTCTTCGTCCCACCGTGTTTTAAGGGTTTTTAAAATATCACTTTGTTTCATTATGAGTAGGTTCCTTATGGGTTATTCGCTAAAAAAGCGTGGCATGTTTTAAGAACTTTACGGTAATAAGGCATCTTCACCATGCCTCTTTTGGCATTCTTGCCGTGAGTCGTGGCAAAGGCAGTCACCCAACGGTGTTTCCAATAGATTTGATAATGTCCGCTGGCGTCTTGTTTGACGGTGAAGCCGAGGGCTTCCAATTCGGCTTTCAGTTGCTTAAAGGTAAACTCGGGCATGGGCGGTCTTTCCTGTGCTGGATATGCTTTTAGTATAATTCATAATTAGGATATTGTCAATACCTTAATTATGAAACACAAACAAAAAGGGAGCCGATGAAGGCTCCCTTGGGGTTGCTTAAGCCTTAGATGCTATTTCTAAGACTTTTTCAACTTCACTTAACCGCCTGTTCAAGTCTTCAAGCGTGACAGGCTTCTTCGCAGGAGGCTCTATTTCTTTATAGCCTTTAAAATCACACCATGCCGCTAGTGCAAAGAGTCTTAAATCTAAGGCATCGGTGTCTCTGCCTTGCTGATTCACCCAAAACCAACCACCCTCAAGCTTGATGTATTGTTGTGACGTTAAGGACGAAAAATAAGCGTCACTGTTCATCCCGTACCTGAAATGGAAGGGGTATACGTCCCTATTGTTCAAGAGCTTGTAAAAGAAAGACTTGATTCGGTCATGGCTTATAAAATAAAGCGGAGCCTCCTCACGCTCGTCCATATCGTTCAGCTCGTCGTTAGAAAAAGAGCTGACCAACGGATGTTCCCCATAAACGACTTTACACATCGACACGCTAGAATCGACATCCTTGTCTTGCACAAACGCTAAGACTTGGCGTGGCAAAAAGCCACTGTCGATAAACGTGCGACCAATCGGCATAGGCTTGCCGTCTTCATGTTGGTAGACCTTGTTCAAGCGTTGATACAAAATGTCCCATATGTTTTTATTCGTGGGGTCACCATGAATGGCACCCCAATCGATCGACCAGCTTTCAAAGCGTTCGCCCCAACCCACCACTTCATATTCCAAACGGTTTTTAAACACCGCCACGCCTGCGGTTAACGCCAGTACCCCTTTAGGCACTTCGGCGTTGTACACTTCTAAACAGGCTCTTAAGTCTTCAGGGCGGACTTGGGGTTTTGTTTCTAATACAGTCGGATTCATCATAACCTTAGTTTCCTTTATTCTTAGGGGTATTTAACTCTTTTAAGCGTGCTTCAAAAATCAGCTTCTTCCGCCACGCCCGATCTTCTTCGAGCTTCTTGGCTTCGGCTTCACGCTTTTTCACCAACTCCGCATGCGTGGCTTTGCGTTCCAAACGCTTCACCTTCTCATGCTTCATGGGTTCGGCTCCGTGCAGAATCTGTAGAATCTGCTTCTTTTGTTGCAGATTCAAACGGTATTCTTTCGGAAATTCATGCACCACAGACCCCCCTTGGGGGTAGGTCGTGGTGACACGAATGTAGCCGAAATGCACTTCATGTTGCCCCAACAGTTCGTGAGGCATCTCACCGCCTGTGGCGGTGTAGAGGTCGTTATTCATTTGACTTTTTTCCTTTTCTAGGGGAATTCACAACGTAAAAAAGGGCTTGGATGTAGAAAACCCGAAAAGTCAACGGGCGATTTTGCCTTGCGACAGAATCCATCCAAACCCTAAAAATAGGTTTGTTTTTTGTAGTTGACTTTTGAGGGTTTTCTAAGCCCATGTGTTTATTAAAGCAAATGGGGCTAGAAAAGTCAAGCGGTTTTTTTGAACTCGTTTGTTCGGGGGAGCTACGCATATTCAGGCATGTCCGACATCGTGCCTTGTGTGGCATTCTTTGCCATATCCATAAAGGCGGTCAACTGCTGACGACTCGGCAGGCTTGCCACCTGCACCACGACCGTACCTCCGCCAGCACTCGCTTTTTTAGCAGGGCTTTGTCTCTTGGCAGGAGGCACAACATTGGGGTTATAATAGGGTGTGGATTCATCCCAAAAGGCATCCCCTGTCTTCGTGGATTTGGGCGTGTAAGATTTGACAAAGGTTTGAATGCCTTTCTTTTCTTTTTCCGTGGCAGGTCTTGTACCTGCTTTAATCACATTTGTCATTAAATCTAAGGCACCCGCCGTTAGGTCGGCGAGTTTGGATCCGATCGGATTAAGAGCGACTAACACTTGCGTACTAAACTTGTGCCAACTCGACCCCAGTCGCTGTGTACTCGCTTCACTGCTTTGGCTGATATTCTTAAAATCACGATCAATCGCCCCAGCGGAATCCTTGCTAGACTTTTCTTTAATGCGTTCGTACTCTTGCCAGTTCGACATCATAGGAATCAGGAAGTTCTTCACCTGTTGATCGCCAAACAAGGCACTCATCACCTTTAGATCTGTGCCGTTCTTCGTCATTTCACGGATCTTCATCATAAAGGCTTCTAAGCCCGATTCGGCTTTGGGGAAGTATTTCTTCGGATTGGCGATTAAATCGACCACATCCACGCCTTTTTTACTGAACTTGTTTAGCGTTTCAGTTGAATAAGCCTTAGACAGGAAGTTGAAGAGGTTGTTAGCCGCTTCTTCAGGTGTACCTGCTCCCTTTTTAGCGACTTGGAGCATTGCCCCCACCGCAGGAAGGTTCTTTTGATCAAGGTTCATTACTTTAAACATAGCACCCAACTTCGGCATGAATTGAGCCATGTTGTTCAACTCAAAGCTTCCCAGCTTCCCTGCGGTGGAAAGCACATCTAGGGCTTTGCCTATGTCTTGAGGCTTAACGCCCATGTGAAGACTTAACGCCGTCGCCAGTTCCGCCATATCCAGCGGATCCGTCCCACTGCCCTTGCTTGCCTTCGCCAGCGTCGGCAACATCGCTAACGCCGTTTGAGTCTGTACACCGTTGGCAATCAACACCTGCAAGGCATCGATCAGTTGAGGCTCCTGCATCAGGCTCATGCTACTGGTGCGAAGCAAGGTATCGGAAATCGTGCCACGCATGGAATCACTAAATCCGCCTGTATTCTGCATCAAACGCAAGGCGGTGTCTTTACTGCGGTAGGCTTGCCCTTCGGCTCCGTTAAACATCCCCACCGCTCCGCCTGCTAAACCCAAGGCTCCCATCGTCGCCAAACCTGCCCCACCCCCAAAGAGGGTAGATGCCACCATGCCCGCACCGCCCATCATGGGGTTACCGCCAAGCAAAGTCGTCAGGGGCAAGGCACTGCTAATCGTTTCCCATTTTTTACCCCACTTGATTTTAGAGTCTAAACGAGTCCTCACTTCTATTTGAGACTTTAACACACTGGTGAGCTTTTCCTCATTGCGTGCCACATCTTTCGTGTAAAGCCCTTGCGACTTCAGTGAAGCCTTATAATGACGCATGGAGTTTCCTAAGACCTTATGCTGGCGTTCTTGGGTTTTCAAAAGCCTCGTATAATGTTCCATTTGGCTTGTGGCGGTGGCATCTAAACTGCCTGAATTCTTCAAAACCGTCTGAAACTCTTTAAGCTTGGTCTTGGTGGTGCCGATGCCTTTTTGAAGAGCGACCAAGTTATTCTTGGTTTTGTTAAAGCCTCCAAGGGTTTTAGCAGCACTGTCGGCAGCTTTAAACTGCTTATTCAGCGAATCCACGCCTTTGGACGTGGCGTTCAACGCATTTTGAGCCGTCTTTAAGCCCTTTTCAAGACCGCTGGCATTGGCTTCTACTTCAAGAATCGCTCGCATTTTGGACATAAAACATTCCCTTCCAACCACCAGTATAGAAGGTAGTGCATCTTATTTCTTGGGCAGAAACCGTCAAGATTTTATTAAATTGCAGAAATAAACTGCATCAAGTGTATTCATAATTCACCTTTCTATTTTTTGTACCCATTAGAGACGTAAACCAATTGTTCCAACTCACGATCTACAAAACTCTGCCATTCAAGAGAGGAATCTTTATCTCCTTTTTGTAGAAGGGTAATATACTCTTCTGGCGTAACGCAATCTTTTCTATTTTCTCTGTATGGATACCATGTTCTAGTGGGTCTCGGGTAT